CCGTCGGGGCAGGGGCGCTTGGACCGCCGAGGATTGTGTTGCCGTCCTTGCCAGGGTCCCCCTTGTCGCCCTTGAGATTGTTTTGGAGGGCGTTCTTGAACTGCCGGACAAGGCTCTCGATCTGATAGGCAAGTTCTGCGCTGATGCTCCATCGCCCCGTGAAGTTACGGATGATCGCGTACTCCGCATTTGCTTCATTCCCGCCCTGCCACGGTTGAGAAAGAGTTATCTGGCGATCTTCGTCAACGCTCAGAATCTCGTAAAACTCCCTGGCTGGGCCGTCCTTCGTCAGCGAAAATATATCGCCGACGCGGACCGTCGTCATCCAGAAGGTCCCCATCCCGACGACGATATTGCTCCCTGTCTCGACCTTGACCTTCCCGTCCCGGTACCATATCTGATCTGCCATAAGTCACTCACCTTCCTCATAAAAGGGGAGGACCTCGCGAATTTTTGCGAAGTCCTCCATCATCTTGTTTTGCTTCTCCGGTCTCCCGGCCGCAGCCTCAGCGTGGGCCTCAAGCTGCTTCTCGACCGGCCATATCTCCAAGTACCGCCTCTTCCGCTCGGCCGATACCTCATCCATCGTTGGGCGATGCAACACTCGCAATCGCAGTCACCTCCGCATCCCAATCCAAAAATGGGAACGCCTCCACACGGATATGATACGTCCCGGGCATGAGCGTGGACCACTCCAACCCCCCGTCTTCCACCTCGTATCGATGCTCTCCGATCTGAACCACGCAGGGGACGGGGAGCCCGGAGAGAACGAAGGCATCCTTGCCGTCGGCAGAGATTGAGCCCTTGCCTTGCCGTGTCTCCTGCTTCGGACGCAAGTGCATCGTTGGAAGCGATCCGTCCCTCTTGACATAATATTCTGCAGCGCTGTACGCTCCTTCTATATAGGGCAGTTCCTCGCATTCGATAGACTCCCTCTGCCCGGTCCGAACCCCCAGTATCATCCCCGTGCTGGGGGCGTACAACGTAACCGTCAGGTATTGTCCTGTATCAGACACGAATCATCACCTTCTCATCGTTTGCACTGCATGGCAAGCAGCGTAAAGTCTGCCACGCTGGATTGATTGAAATCCCTGCCGCCATGCGTGGCCGTGATTCTCCAATCCACCTCTATGCGCGCCGTCCCGCTCCGATCCGGCTTGAAAGACCCCGACCGGCAAAAAGTTCCTGACCGGACCTCATTATTCAATGCGGTCCAGCCATTTACGGACTCGATAATGGTCCCTTGATACGACCCGTTCACAGAAGCAAGGACTCGAAATCCAATCGTAGCTGCATATCCTTGGATTTCGCAACAGAAAGTCACCCATACTGGCTGATCTACCCACACGTTGGATATGGGAAGGGCAATCTGATAGCCTCCTGGATACAAGAGCGGGTAGTAAACCCCTATAACATCTTTATGATATTTTCCCCACGGGACTGCACTGATCCCGGATACGCCTTCAGGAATGGTGACGGCTCGTCCCTGTATTTTCAGGGTGTCGACCGACAGGTCCTGAATGAATGCGCTGTTCATGGCAACTTGGTAGCGCCCGTTGACCTTTCCTATAACAAAGGCGTATTGCGGGCTGCCCCCATTAACGCCCGGCTTCCCGACAAGGAACGAGTCGGTGTGGAACACCGTAGCGGATTTCCCTTGCCCATTATTGACCATTACCAATCCAGTAATATAGCCATTGGAGTCCAGCTTGGTAGCCCACTTTGTACCGTATCCGTCCACGGCCCGAGCCAACGTCTGTACGGACGCAATATTCCCGTTCAATCTGGACTGTACCGTCGATATGCTTGAAGCCAATGCTGAATCCTGCCCGGCCCGGACCTGCTCTTCGCGCTGAATCGAAGCTCGGACCTCCCCGAGGTCTGTCGTCAACTTTGCCTGTAGCTCGTTGACTCGCTTTGCTTCTGCCTCGTCGTGGGCTGCCCGAGTCTTTGCTTCCTCCTGGATGGCCGCAAACGCAGAGCCTGGCTGTGGGTTAGCTGGGTCTCCTATGATGGCCGCGATGGTGTCCATCCGCTCCGCTGTCGCCTCATCCTTGGCGGCCCGCGCCTTTTCTTCGGTCCGAATGGCTCCATACACGCTGTCGGGGGTCGGATTCAACGGGTCGCCGATGACCGTCAGGACCTCGTTGATTCGCTTGCCCGTCACCTCGTCCAGCGTTGCGCGGGCCTCCATCTCGTCCTTGATGGCGCCATACACGGTATCGGGACCGGGGTTCGCGGGGTCGCCGATCATCACTACCACGCCCTCGACCTTTTTGGCAAATGCCTCCCCCTGCTTTTCGCGCTTCTCAGTTTCGTCCGCCACGGCCGCAAGCGTGTGGTTCCAGCCCTCCCATTCTGAGATAGACCCGTCAAGTTTTGCCTCGGCCAGCTTCTCCGCCGCACGTTCCGCAAGTTTTTGTTGCCAGAAGTCCCCATAGTCGCGGATACTGTTCTTGATGAGCGTCTCGGACAGTTCTTCAGCGATATCGCGAATCTCATCTATCGGCTTTTGCAGCTCCTCGATGGCTTCCTTGATCGCCGGATCCTTCAACAACTCGTCGATGATGCTCTGGAAGCTGTCCGGGTCGATAATGCAGGGCGTCCCCGCTTCGGAGTTAAAATCCGATTTCTGTCCTGTGTAGTTCACGGCGCGAACCCAGTACCAGGCCACACCGCCGGCGGGGAGCAGACGCGTAAAGGTGTCCGCCCGCGTTTGTCCAACCTGTACCGCCTTGCTTCGGTCATCCTCGAAGGCCTCCCATACCTCGATATGGGACAAATCAACGTTCTGAGGGTTTGTCCAGGACAAGCTCGCAAACCCCATCCATCCAACAGCCTTGAGATTCGTCGGCGGGTCGGGAGGGATTCCATTCCCCAACACGATCCCCTCCGACGTGGCATAGGCCCATTCGGATGGAGGCAACCCCGCGTACAAGGCACGGACACGCACGCTATACAGCGAAGTCGTCTCCCGGAGCGGGCACTGTGCCGTCGTCGCCTGGGTCTGGAGGTGGTTGCCCCAAACGTCGTTGTCATGCTTCCACTCGACCTCGTATGCTACGGGCTTTTTGCCTCGATACGACCAAGTGGCCCAGAGCTCTGCTACCCACTGCCCCGAGCTGGAGTAGTAGCCTGATGGGGTCAGGACAAGGTTCGCAATCCGATTCACACCCTCCGAGTAGTCGATGCCCGGAGGCGCCCCGGACTCGGTGTAGAGCTCGGCGATGTACTCCGTGCAGGTCATTGTCACAAAGAGATCCCCGTTGCGGGACATTTCCTGAATCCGGAAGGGTTTCGCGACCTTCCCCACCTCCCCGATGGAGAATACGTCGTCAGGGCCGACGCCCCCCGCGCCGGAGATCGAGATCGTATCCGTCTCCCCGCCATGCGCAGAGCTTACCGTCCTCTCGATGATGGAATGATCCTGTTTCCGTATCAGGATGCGATAGCTCGCCCCGGAGTTCAGAATCACCGCCCGGTCCAGCTTCAGCGTGTTGCCGCTGACGGAGAGGATACGTCCGCCCTGCCCCCACTGCGGGACATCATGCTGCACAAGGATCACGTCGCCCGCCTGACACGCAATCGCATCGATATCCGCCGTGAAGGATATCGTCCGAAGAATGTACTTGTTCTGATTCAGGCGATACAGCCCCTCGCGCCAGGCCTGCTCGAAATTCGTGATTCCCACCAACTGCACCGATACCGGGTTGGCGGGACCGTCCATATTGTCGAACCCGTCCGCATAGACGGTGATCTGCTCCCGCTCGAAGTTCTTCGCCTCGTTCAGGAACGATATTTCGACGGCATTGGCGCGGCTCTCCATCGGAAGAAATTCTCCGCTGAAGGACCCCGCCAGAATATTCCCCATCGAGAAAAGCTGGACGGGCTCGCTCGGCTGATCCCACATGCAGGATATCTTAGTCCCCCGCATTACGACCGAACCGCGCGCAGACGTTGCAACATCGTTCACCCAGTCCCAGAGATTCTTGCTCTCGTCGACCAGGAGGTTCATCTTGAGGGCTGGGCGGTTGCCGATCTGCCTGTCGTTCCACTGTGCCCAAGCCTTGAATGCCGGGAGGTCCATCCGCTCCGGCTTCTCGCCGAAAACGTGGATCACCCCATCGAGGTCCTTCGCCCGGACGCAAAGATCATAGACGATCCAAGCCGGGTTCTGTGCATCCTTTCTGACCCAACGCCCACCGTCGTAAACCAGAACGGCCTTACGTGCCTGGCGCCAAGTGACGGTCGGCATTCCCCCGCTGATCTGGTCCGTTGCCCGGATGCGGATCCCCAAGAGCGCTTTGCCGGGGTGGACCATCGGTTCCTCGACGACGGCCGTCATACTGGTCCAGACCGTTTTGTTCCGATCCTTCGTCGGGTGCACGCCATCCTTTGCGAACATGCGGGCGCGGACACGGTATTTTCCGGACATGAGCTTGGGGGTTGTCCGCACCCGAGTAAACGGCTTCGTCGTGGCATCCTCGATCCGCTCCTTGAACCATGGGACCCAACCGCCCCAACTCCCGCCTGATTCGCGCCGTGAATACTGGAACTCGGGCTCGACCCAATGCTTCTCAGGCCCCGACCTCGTTTCCGGGAACCACCCCATGCCCTCGGGGAAATCCAAGGTTACCTCGATATAATCCAGGGCATCCCCCTCCAGCTCGTAGGCCATCCATTCGCCTGGAAGATGCTTGTTCAGATTGCCGTCGGCGCCCTTGCCGACCTCCAGCGTGAAGCCGACAAACTGATTGTCATAAATCTTCTCGAATCCCTCAATGGGGGTCTGCCCGTTCGAGCCGGGGCGAGTGTCATAAAAGGTCCCCTCGTAGTTTTCTACGGGGTTGCCGTTCACCCGGATATCGGAGAACTCGTCGATCATCCCCTCGCCCCCGCACAGCAGGAGCTCCATATACTGCACGTCGTTTTCTACCCGAATATGCTGATTGACGATCTGCCCGGCCGTCCTCACGGTACCGTAGGTTATCGGGATGACGGCCCCCTGGTCGCTAATGGGCTGCAACGCTCCCCATCTGTGGGATTGGTCGTCGTCTCCTCCCTTCATCTGAGGGGCAAATACGCTCGAGATAAGCTGCCCGCCGATCATTAAGGTCGCCCCGGCAGCAAGCTGCCCCGCGATGGCGGACCCCGCAAACGCGCTTTGCACGGCGGGCCCCACTACGCCAAAGGAGAACATGGCCAGCGCGATCCCTGCCAGAATCGCCAGGGGGTTCTTGCCCCCGTTCCCACCTCCACCTCTTAAAACCGGGCAGACGGCCACGAAATCGCCTGGGTGCACGATCTGTGCTTCGAGCTCGTCCGGTCCGTAAACTTTCCCGTTGATCGAGGCATGATACTCAAGTTCATCGTTTGCCGGTGCATGTCCTTCAAGGAACGCTTGAAGCGTGCGCCCAAGTCCGACATCGACCGTGTAGATATCGCGATCATTCGGATTGAACGGGTTTTTCAGGACGACCAGGGTTACGGACATGATCTCACCTCCTTCGGCGTGTAAAATCCTTCGATCCGGCGCTTCCATGCCGGAGATGCCGCAAGCTCGATGACGACGCCGGTCTTCTCCCGCGTATGCAGGAACCTCCCGGCCCCGATATACACCCCGACGTGATTCACATTCGGAGCGTTGAAGCGGATTGCGACCACTGCAGGGACGGGGACATCCGGAAGCTCGTGCCGCCTCCACAAAGGGCGCTGATCCGTGAAATGGCGCAGGAAGCTCTCGGCATCGTAGCAGCAGACCTCGTAATCCGGGAGCTCCAACCCAAAACGCCGGTACACCTCCCGGCAGAGCCCCCAGCAATCGAAGGCATCCGGGCCACGCCCGCCGTCGGCGAACGGCACACCAATGAGGTCATCCACGATCTGCATAGAGTCCTCCTTGCGGGATGGCTGGTTCTCCACCGAAACGTCGGGAGTTGCCCCGCTCCTTGCAGGCGCTCAGGCTCTTGTCGCAGGTCGGCAGCGCTGACGTACACCTGCACTCCGGGCCCTTATACTGGAAAGGGCAAAAGTTCTTCATGAAGCGGCGTTGCGGAATCCTCCGGGACAGGTTCACGGAGCCCGACAGATTGAATGTCACCCAGTCCTGATCGTAGCTCGTAGACTGCACGGAGAACTCTTCGTCCAGCTCCGGCGTGGTCAACTCCAGGTGATTCGACATCACGACCATCATGCGGACCGTGGCGCCGACACCGCCGCCCGCCTGCTCCAGATATCCTTCGATGGAGCGGGTCACGTTCGATACCCTGACGGCGAAGCGCGGTAACTCGCCGGTCCCGCTTTGTTTGGGGGCGTCCATCTCCAGAGGGAAAGCCGTCCAAGTCTCGCCGTTCCACTGGATATCCTCCGTGTTGCGGCAAAGGCGAAAGACCGTATCGGGCGACACCGTGATTTCCAGCAGGAGAATCCAGGCTCCATCCGAAACCAGCTTGCTTGCTTCCATCTTCGCGATAGCGGATAAGTTCAACATCGGCTACACCTGCTTCAAGGTCAAGGTAACGTTCCAGCAGTCCATTACGGTATGGCGCCCAGTGATCGGTCCCTCGAAGCGCACCTGAAAAACTGCGTTCTCTCGAGGGTGCCTCCATCCAAAGGCTAAAGTCCCACCTCGTACCTGCTCAAAAAAAGCACGAAGGAGGCGGTAATCCGCCCCCCTCATATTCGCCCACCCAAGCTGCCACCCGCGCCGTATCCGCGTGTACCTGGGGCGGGTCTTGACGATTCCGCTTTCCGCTTCGCTGCGGATTGCCGGGTCTTCCGTCGTTTCCTCCAGGTTGCTCGGCAACTGCACATTGGGCCAGTCCATGGCTACCTCCTGAAATTCCGCGTTATCGGCCCATTGGTGGCCTGATCCTTCAAGATGATTCCGACCACGGCCTGATTGAATTGCTCGTTGAAGTCAACCGACGTTTGTTCCGCACGGATGGGCGTGGCGGTCTGGTTCTCGACATTGACGACGATACTCGGGGCAGTCCCGGCTCCGCCGTTGACACGCACGCCCAAGCGCCCCTGCGGATCTCGGGCGAGGGGCATGACGGCCTCATCCCCATTCTCGCCCATCAGCCCCATGCCGTTCGCCATCGGGAAGATAGTCGGCCGGGAAACGACTCCACCCAGCGCGAATTTATGAAAGACTCCGCCGTTCGCAAAGGCAAAGCCCCCCAAGCCGGACATCCCCGCGGAAGCGAAGGAACCGCCTATAAAAGACGCCCCGCCGCCGCCAATGCCGAAGGCGCCGCCCAACATGCGCGTGAGCTGCTGAAGAATCACCATCTTCAGTGTGGTGTAGACGATATCCTCGCCCAGGCGCCGGAGTGTCTGCCCGAAATCGTCCCCACGGACAGCAGCCTGGAGGAATCCGTCGACGACACCCAGGATACTCTTGCCCTGGAGTTCATTGAAATCCTTCGTCACATCGCGGAGCGCCCCCGTGAGCTGCGTGCCGAGGGAGACTGTCGTCATCTCGTTCTGCATTCGGAAGGCTTCGAGGGCGTCTGCGGCCATCTGCGCAGCTCGCGGGAAGTCGTCGAACTTGCGAATGATCCCCTCAAGCGCCGTCTCGTATTCCGTGCTCTGGAGCTTCCCGGACTCAAACTGCCCCGCCAGGGAATCCAGCAGCCCGCCGACCTCCGAAGCCTTGATGTTCTGGAGCTCCGAAAATCGGGCTCTCCATTTCTCCGTTCCCTCGGCCAGTCCCGCAAGCTCCGTTTGAAGTAGCTGCGCATACTCGTCGGCCTTCATCAGCCCCTCGGAGAACTCCCAGGCGAAGCTCGACCACTTCTTGCTGTAGTCCGCCTCGGATATCGACCGCAGGACGTCCGCTGTCCGCTTGCCCTTCTCGGATAGTGGGTCCAGCCCGTCCAGCATTTTTTGCAGGGTAGGGACGAACTCTGTGCCGTCCTTGTCCAGATATCGGATTCGGTCCTGGATATCCTGGAGAGACTTATCAAATCCCTCCGTGTCGATGGATATCTTCAAGTCCTCAAGCAGCTTCCAGTCGGATGAAAGCGGCTTGAGTCTGCCCTGCATCTTCTCGATCTGGTCAAGAAACCCCTGTCCGTCTTCCTTGAGATACCGCATCCTGTCCCGAGTATCCTCGACGAAACGCTCCACAGCGCTTGGCCCGGATTTTCCCGAGGAGAAATTGTACCCGCCTCCTGTCTTGACGGCAGGGACCTTAAACGGTGACGGCAGTTTTGCCGTCTGGCTTTCACGCTTTTTCCGTTCCTGCTCCTCGACCTTCGCAATATCTTCTCTCAGCTTCTTTTCTCGAGCCAGTTCCCTTTCTGCCTGCGCACGATCCTCCTGGGTCACTGCATGCTCATACGCCTGTCCCGTCCCATAGCTGAGGTTCCAGATGTTGTTTGGGTCCTCCGAAATGCTTTTGTTGATGCGTTCCGTCGCTATCTGAGTTGCGCGCCCCATCAATTCCATTTCTTCGCGGGTCCTCTGGACCTTCCCCGCGAGCTTGTCGAACCACTCGTTCAACTCTTTCGAGAAAAACCCCAAGGTGCCGAACAAGAAAATCAATCCGGTCGGCCCCCCCAACAAGGCGATGAGGGCACCCGTCGTCTTCACGATGGTCGCCAGGCTCCCCATGAAGGCCCCCAGCGCCAGAGTGGCCGGACCGAGCGCCGCCGTGAGCGCCAGGGTCTTGACTGTCCCCTCGTCAATGTTCAGGGCATAGCTCTCGACTGCCTTGCTGAGGGCCGGCATGTGCTCCTCGGCGATCCCCAAGATTTTCTTCCCCAGAGGCTCCAACGCAAGGCCCAGTTGATTCGTCAACCTGCCCCATTGTTGGGCGAACCCGTCCGTGTCCTTGGAGGTGTCGCTTATCGCGCCCCTGGCGGTCCCCAGCGCGTCCACGAGGTCGTTGACCTCAAACCGCCCTTCGCGGATGGCTGCTGCCAACTCGGGGCCGGCTCTGGTTCCGAATACCTGCATCGCCTTTGCCGTGGCCTCGGAGTGAGTCTTTGCATTCTTGATCGAATCGACGATGGAGGTAAACGCCTGGGAGGTATTTGTCACGCCCTTTTGAGCCATCGTCGCAAGAGCTTTGTTCAGGGACTTCAATACCTGTTCGACCTGGATTCCTTCCTTGTCGAGCTTGGAGATCAGGGCTAAAGACTCGTCAACGCCGAACCCCATCCGACGAAGGGCGGCGCCGGAACTCGTTGCACTCGCCGCAATAGCGTCCATTGCCATGCCCGTGGATTGGGAGGCCACGAAGAGCTTGTCCATGAGTTCGACGCCTCGATCGACGGGAAGCCTCCAGTTGTTCATCAGCTTGCCGACACTGGAGATAGTCCCGCCCAGGTCTGTCTTCATCATGCGCGAAGCATCCAGAGCCGCAACAGAAAGAGCCTGCAATTCCTTCCCGGACGCGCCCGTCAGGGTGTTGAAGTCCGCTATAGCCTTGGCACTCTCGCCAAAGCCTTGCGGGACAGCGGCGGCCACGCTTCGGAAGTCGTCCTCCAGCCCCTTCAGAGCCTCCCCCGTCGCCCCCGTACCGATACGAATATCGTCCAGCGCCGCATCCACCTGCAGTGCAACCTTTGCGGAGAGCCCCCCGATAGCGACAAGCGGCCCCGAAACGGTGACGCTGGCGGCCTTGCCGAAGTCCGAGAACTTTTTCCCCGTCCTTGATATGATGTTGCCGAGGTTCTTAAACTTTTTCTCGGCCTCGGAGATGTTTGCGCCGATGTAGTATTTCAGATTCGTCCTCGCCATAGGGGCCCTCCCTTCTCCGGCTGCGCTCTTCCTTCCAGGTTTCGATGAAATCCTCTTTTGCCACGATGGAGCCCTTGTGCCAGATTCCCACCAGGTCCTGAACGGAGACTGGACGTTTGACCTGGACGTTGATCAGGGCTGCCGTCATGAGCGCTCGCTCCCGGCGCTCCTCGAACAGCTTATAGCGATGGGCCGCGGCCATATCGGCCAGCTCGCCGTTAGTGATCTGCCAAAGGTCCTCACGCTTCAGCCCGAGAGGTCCCAACGCAAGGAGGTAGAGTTCGTTTCGTGCCTCCCTGCGCCGGGCTCTCGTGTTCAGTCGTTTTTTACCTCGTCCTCCCGAGGCTCTTCGTCCTCGACGATGTACCGCGTGAAGCTGGCGGAAAGCTCCTCGACGCACTCGAACGCGACGGAGCGGATTTTTACGCCCTCCACATCAAAGATATTTCCCACGGTCTCCGGCGTGATGTTGCGCCGTTTCGACAGCATCCCCGCCCAGACGATGGCTCGGAGGTCGGCCAGCTTGGCACGCCCCTTTTCGATACGGCTCAGAATCTCCACAATAGAGGAATCCAGCTCCTCCTCCAGAGCGCAGATCGCGTTCTGCCCGTAGTGAATCTCAAACGTTTGTTTCCCGATCCTGATCTCTCTCATCCTCAGCTCACTACTCCCTTCGTGATGGGGCCTGCGCCGGTGAAGGACACCGCTACCTGGATGGCGTCCTCCGTGGCGGCGGACACGTTCCAGGTGGTCACGAACACCTCCAGCGTGTACTCCGTGCTCCCTGTCTTGTCCCCCTCGGGGCGAATATGAATTTTGAGCTTTTCGCCGTTCCACATTGCGGTCTGAATGGCCGCCTCGGCCCCCGTATTGTCCGGGTCGTAGAGCAGTGTCACGGAGCCCGACGCCTGAATCTGCCCCGACAGAAACTCCTTCCACTCCGTCGATATCGTGGAGACATCGATGGTCCCCCGCTCGCAGTTCATCGCCCAGTCCCGCGCGGCAACCAGCGCGGTCGGGTTGCCGCTAACCTCAACCAGCACCTTGCTGTTTTTCGATGCGATCTTTGCCATGCTAATCCTCCTTCTTATCGATATACGTCCTCAAAACCACGATACCGTGCATCCAGCCGTCCTCGTCACGGACGATCTGGAAGCTCTCGAACAGATAGGCCCCGTCGGACAAAGCCGCCTCGGCAGCCCGCTCGATGCGAACGATCTCTCGGCGTCCCTGGTAACTGCTCCAGATGTGCAAGCGCACGAATACCTTCCGCTCCC